ACGGACCTTTAAATATAGCCCTTGCCCCTGGCGGTGCTATGAATGGGCTGAGGGTTAGGATGTATGACAAACTGGCTAGGCTAAATAACATGGCTGGTAAGGACGCCACGCCCAATTTTGAATCAATTGAAGATACCCTTATAGACCTGGCTAACTATGCAATAATAGGACTATTGGTGCAAAGAGGACAGTGGGAAGGCATTAACTAACGAATGAATCAAGAGTGGGTACAAGAGTATGATTTGCTTGTGTCTACGCTTGGCATGGAGTATTCCAGAAAATATTCTATAGTTGAACCTTCAGATATAAAACAAATTTTATGGATGTGGTTTGTTACCCATCCAAATAAATATACAGAGTGGTCTAAGTTACCACCCAAAGATAAAGAAAAACTAATTGCAAAGTCATTACGTAATGCTGCTCTTAAATATTGTGAGCAAGAAAAAGCCCGTAAGTTTGGCTACGATATGGTTGACCTCTACTACTACGACCCATCAGTTATCGAAGCATTTCTTCCATCTATTTTGGCAGATAGTTATGAGATACCAAGCAAGATACAAGACCTTAACTTTAAGTTCGGCAAATCAGGAGAAGTAACAGACGGAAACAATTGGCTAGTTCTTAGGTCAGATATTGAAAAAGCATTCAACAAGTTAGCAGAGGCTAAACAAAATATTTTAAGACTAAGATTTACAACGGACAAGTATGAGTGGAATGACTTAGCCAAAGAATTAAACACATCTGCTGATGGTGCACGCAAGAGAGTTAGCCGTGCAATTAACTCTTTGATTAGAGTACTGGGTGGATGGCGTACTTACAACGATACAGATAACTTAGAGGCTAAAGATGAAGAAGAAGAAGATGACACAAGAGCCTAAAGAAATAAAAGATTTATTTAAAAAAGATTACAGCAATGCTATGGACCTACGTGGTAATCCCATTGGAGATATATGTGTATGTGGTTCACAATTATTTACAGCAATAGTAGCCTTTGAGTCTGGCGAGATAGCATTTTACTTTTTAGATGGTGAGTGTGTAGACTGTGGTTCGTTGGTAACACTACCAACACCAATAGATGATATAGGAATGGATTGCATGTAATGCCCTACTATGATTTTGAGTGCAAGATATGTACTAAAGTAGAAGAAACAAATGATTCTGCTGCACCATTCTGTGGCTCTTGCGGAAATCTTATGACTCGTATATGGTCCTCTACACCAGTACATTTTAAAGGAAGTGGCTTCTACTCAACAGGAGGATAAGATTAAAAGACTACGTCATTTATTTTGTTTTAATTATATGTGGAAAGTAATAGACCCAAGTAAATCTTTATGGCATCTTAAGTGTACTAGGTGTGGTTATCAAGAGGTGATTAATCTTGATTGATTACCCAACATGGAAAGATATACCAGCATGCACTGGTATTGATGTAGAGATATTCTTTACTGAAGAAAGAGGTAATTATCCACACCTTGATTATATTAAGAAGATGTGCAACACTTGTCCTGTACGAGTCCAATGCCATACCTATGCAATAGACAATCTAGTGCAAGGAATATGGGGAGGAACTACCATGGAAGAAAGGAATAAATACAGAAGTAAGCATGGGATAGTTGGTAAAACAGTTGTTCCTATATCTGTATTTAATAGTAACTATGATAGTTAATTTATCTAAAGAAGAAGTTAGGGTATGTACCTTACTAGCAACAGAGCGTTGGTTAACTAAGTTTGGCTCAATAGATAAACCTAATTATGCACAAGGTAAGTTGGCTGGAAAATTAGAGCATGAACTGTTAGCAAATGTCAGGGCTAACATATCTGAGTGGGCTACTGCAAAACTATTTAATGAAACTTGGTCAGTCCCTTGGTATCCAAATGAATTACACCCAAAGAGAAAAGACTTGCCAGATGTTGGGCGTATAACAGAGGTTCGTACAGTAAGAACTCGTGATGCAATACCATTTTGGGATAAAGATTTACATAAAATTATTGTTGGAACTAAAATTCTTGATGAAGAATATTATACTAAGATTGAAGTTTACGGTTCTATTGCTCCGATTAAATATGCATTACCTATTTACAGAGATGAAAGTATAAATGGTTGGCGTATACCAGTAACAGAATTTGGAGAACACAATGAGCAAACTATCTGACTTTGATTTAGACCTATCAGTTGGGCACGAAGGAGAATCCCTAGTCAATCAACTGCTTACCAATGGTAAAACCATTGAGGTTAAGACAGACCTTAAGTGGAAAAACACAGGTAATTTATACATAGAAACAGTATGTTGGTCACACAACAATGAAGAGTGGTATCCATCTGGTATCTCTGCTACTAAGGCTGCATACTGGGCGTTTGTATTAGAAGGAACTGTATTGATAGTACCCATAGAACATCTTAAGCATGCGCTAACTTTGTATGGTCATTCAATTACTTGTAACATACCACCCAACCCTAGTAAAGGTTATTTAATTAAACCTGATAAGATTTTACAGGTAGTTCAAGAGTTGGCTAAGTAGAGGGGAACTGCTTAGAAAACAAAAAAGACCCCCCAACCAGATAAAACTGGAAGGGGGGTTTTGTTTTGCTATTACTACTTAGTAAGCCCAAACTCTGGTGCTGACTTGTCCAATGCTTTTAATATAGGACCAACTAAACCTGCAACAAATGCTGCTGCTAATACTTTAGGGTCACGTTGCCCTGCTGTATACAATGCAACTGCTGCGGCAGCAGCGGCACGAATGTATGAGAGTGCAATTTGTTTTGCTTTTTCTTTATTTATCATGGTTCTCCTTAAAGGAACTTAATTAATTCAGCCCAAGTTTTTGGACCGATGATACCATTGGAATCAATTACATCGTGATTATCTTGGAACTTAATCACAGCAGCCTTAGTCTTAGGACCATAGATTCCATCAGCAACTAAAGCAAGGGCTTTTTGTACAATCTTTACGCCATTGCTTCTATCCCCAGGTTTAATAGTCCCAGGAAATTCTGGTGTATCTGATACTGGTACAGTAACATTAACTTCATTGCCTACATAGTTAGGGCGACCAAAGCCAACAATAGATACCATTACCTTTTTCTTATTAGCAATATATCCACGAGTCTTAACCGCTACCTCACCACCATTACGCTGGTCTCCTTTAGGATTACCAGCAGTATTACCCTCGATACAAGTAACAGTTCCATCTCCGTTGTTTTCAATTACAATACCAACGTGAGAGATTCTATCTACGTTATCTCCAGGGAAATCAAAGAAAGCAATATCGCCAGGTACTGGCTTAGCATTCTTAGCATCAGTCCAAACGTTCATCTTTTTAAATGCACCAGCACCAGCCACAGTAGATACCATATTAGGTACCTTTACTCCTGCTTGGTTAGCACACCACATAACAAATGAACCACACCAAGGTAGAAAGTTTGCCTTAGTAAAGGCACCATACTTGGTTTCATTATTCTTTGGACCTTCGATAGTTCCGACTTCTTTTTTGGCAACCTCAAGGATTGCAGCGACTGTTCCCTTTTTCATTAGTTATAGTTAGGGTCAATCTTTGCTTGCTTATCTGCAGCCTGACGAGTTTCTACTTCTGTATCAGCAACAGTCTTTGCGCCTTTATCTACAGTTGAAAATGCGGCATTGATTTCATCAAGAGATAATCTGCCATCATCCATAAATGCACGGGCTAACTTTTCTACTACTGCTGCTACTGCTGTAAGACCAGCCACAGTTACTGCTGTCATTGTATCTACACCAGCGATAGCACCAGCGCCAATCACAGATAAACCGCTTGCTGCAAATACTGCAACAATACGCATTAATACATTTTTTAACGAGGCCATTTCATTTCCTTATCTATTGTTAAATTGACATCCAACCTTGATATTCAGCCTCTGGATTATCCATCAGCCATTGTTGCCTTAATTTATTTTGGTGTTCCCAATCAATATCATTACTCATCGTTAGAGTTACGCAATGGATAAGTGATTGCCCAAACTACTAAAGTCAATATGATTGCATAACCAACTACAGTCTTTGCTGAGCCAGTTAATACAACCCAAGCAATAAACATACCTAGCAAGGTCCATAGTTGTTGGACCATATCTCTTAGTACTTTCAAGGTTTTCTCCTTTTGTATAACTTAATGTTGTCATTTGATGGCACACTAGTACCTCCACTTATAGGTGTAGGTGTGGCTGTTCTAGCAGCGGAAGTTACGGCTACTGCATTAACAGCAGCCTGAGTAGCAATAACGGAAGCAATAATTGTATTCTCTGATTCTGTTCTTTCTTCTTCAGACATATCAGCACCTATGTTTGAGAGAGCAGTAAGTACCTCTGCTGGATTATCAAAAATTGCAGAGATTAACTCTGCTGGATTCTCTAATAACTGTAGGGCTACTACTGTGCCAGCCTCAAGCACTACACCATTGTCTAATTGAACTGGTGTTTCAGGTGCAAGGGTTTCTAATTCAACTTCATTTGCCTGTACAACTTCTTCTACAGGTGGTGCTTCTTCTTCAACAGGTGGCTCTTGTTCTTCCATAGGTGGCTCTTCAGCCTCTACAGGTGGTTCCTCGATTGGGATAGGTGGTTCTTCCACTTCCTCAGGGGGTTCCTCAGCCTCTATAGGAGGCTCTTCTGCCTCTACTGGAGGCTCTTCAGCCTCAATGGGTGGTTCTTCTACTTCTACTGGAGGCTCAGGCTCTACAGCAGGGGGAGGAATAACAATTGCAGGGGGTTCAGGTGCTACAACAGGAGGCTCAGGAGCAGGGGTTGGTGCTACTGGAGTACTGGTATCTACCGTTGCAGTAGTTCCATCAACTGTTGAAGTGTTAGTATCAACTACTACAGTACTTGTATCAACTACTACTGTACCTGTATCAACCACAACAGTAGAGGTATCTCTAGGTGGTATCAAGTTACTACTTAAAGTATAAGTTCCTATTGGTCTTTGACCAGCAACTACATAGTCATAAGAGGTAGCACGGATTGTATAAGTATCAGCGTTTAATGTTCCACTAATTGCAGATGCAAGCCAGTTATTTTGAGAATGGTTACTATCATCATCTCCCCTAATAGGGTTGACGGTAGTGCTATCAGCAACGCCACGATATAACCATATCCAAGAATCTACCCAAGCCACACGCTCTACTGTTTGAGAGTCAACCACTTCAGTTCGTGGTCCAGTAGTAGTGGTAATTGTATAGGCTGTTGTTGTATCTACCTGAACTACTACATCTACGTAGGCAGTTGTAGCATCAAGATTAATAATTACATCTTCGGCACTGGCAGGAGTTGGTATAAAGAGTAGGCTAATCCCTATTACTAATGAGTAAATAAATTTGGTCAATACGGGTTTCCAATCGGGTAATGCGTCCCTCTAAGTTATGTCCCCCGTTGCCATCAGGTTTAAGTTCTGACAGATAATGTTTTACTAACCATCTAATTGAACCAGCAAAACTGGCTACAATAGTTGCGACTGCTACCGCTAAGCCAGCCCAATCTGTGCTACTCATTATACGGTCCTAATCGTAATCTCAATTACGCCTCCGAATCCATCAAACCTTCTGTCTGGTGGAGTCATGCGAGTAAATGAGATTTGTTCAATAATTACTTGACGAGTTTCGCCAGTAGTTAGGTCTTGCCAGGTAACAACATCGCCACCTTCTTCTATGTTTTCTAATATTTGTAATCTTTGTAAGGCTGAACCTTCATAGCCAGATATTACATTGTATCTATCTGTCTCTATATCAAAGCAATAAACAGGAAACTTTAAGTTTCTTTGTCTAGGCGTAGCAATAGTAGCCTTGGCCTGATAACCCTTAAATATAGGACCAGTTGATGTAGTACTTGAGTCACGATTAAATGTAAATTTATATGCTACATATTCTTGTGCAGTTTGAGGCTGAGATGTAGTTACCTCAACAGCAGTTACTCCTGCTTCATAAGTAATGTGGTCGTATGGAACATCATTCTTATCTATAGTTGCTAGCGTTAATGAACCTTTAGTAAAGTCACCACGTGCTAATAGACGCTTAAAATTCTTAGGCTCAAGGGTGCCATATCTAATATAACCTGTAGTTATATAACCAGTTGTGGCTAAGACTGAGGTTGATTGAATAGCAATACCATTGCTACCTGATGTAGTAAATGCTATCTGATTTGAGTTACCTACAAAATTTACAGTAGTAGCGTAGCCAGTAGCCCCATCTAGGTAGGTATCTTTGGCGTAAGCAAATCGTAATGTCTCAAGTTCGTTACCTAAATCAATTCTATATAGCCCAGCATAACCATTAATAGAACCAGTTACCCACGCAAACCTATCTCTAAATGCAAAATCTAACCCAGTATTGGCTGCTTCAATAATTAATGGACCATAAGATAGGTCTCCATTAGTATCTGATATCGTAGCAACACGGACACCTTTGTTAGTACCAATTAATAGATACCCTAAATAAGATTCAATTTTATGAGCATACTCACCACTAGGTAGTTGCGCTGCAACTATACCTGAAGTAAGAGTTGGCATAACACCAGCAGTAGATAAAGTAAACTTATAGATAGCACCATTACCGCCAGCGTAACCAGAAGCATAGATGGCAGAGCCACCCTCTGATATGGATGTCCAAACCCAGTTAGCATTGGGATGCGTGTAAACAGGAGAAGGTAGATTATGGGTACTACCCTTTGCATTAGTTAACTCATAGATAGATGCATCAATGCCAGCAACTAATCGTTGTTTAACCCAACTAAGAACTACATTAGTTTTATTACCTTGAAAATTATAATATTCTGTATAGCCTGTAGTTGGTGTAGTAATAGGACCAGTGTAGATATGGTCATTGTCTGCTATAAATAAGTGAATACCATCTGTTGCAATATCAAGGATTGCAGTATCTAATCCAGCAGTAACTGCATTTGTATACTCAACCGCAGTACCAGCACTAGTATAGTTTTTAATAGTTGTGCTTGCTGGAACCCAGCCAAGTAGTTTATCTGTAGAACCATCTACAATAGATAAAGATTTATATACACCGCTAGTTACACCGCTAAGGTTGGCTGTTTCTTTAAGTAAGGTAACCTCACCTTTAACCCAAACATCTACATTGTTACTATCTGTAAACCTATGTGAAACTATCTCACCAGCAGATGGGTCATAAAACTTAATACCAGTACCATTATGAAAAGATGATTGGCTTCTTAGCCACCAACCTGTAAGTGATTGCTCACCTGGCTCTTGGTTATTATCAAATTGTTCTTTACGGTATGGAGCAGTTTGTCTAATGTATGGTCGTTCATCATTGATAGCATATAAGAATGGTTGCCCACCTAGGGCTACATCATATGACTCACCTGAGTTTTGCCATGTTGAAGATGAAGATAGGATACCAATATCAACAGCAATAGCACGTTCAGCACGACCTTCGGTAATATCACGACCAGCCACGTTACTCCTTAGGTTTTAGTTTTTCTGCTTCTTCTTTTAATTTCATTGCTTGTTCTTGCATTGCAGCCATGTTCCAATACAGCGCATAGTAATCAATATCTAAACTAAATCTTTTCATATGCTTTACTAACGCACCTGTATGGGCGTGTACTGGTATACCAGCAGTCCTTACCTTGCGGAAGAAAACAATATCTTCACCAACAAACTGGTCACCTAATCCCTCTTGCTCAGCAAACATAGACTGGCCAGGATACTTAGCACGTAGTTTTGGCACAATAGATTTGTGCATTAGCACAAACCCCATACCAGCAGAGTCAACCTCTAGTAATTTATCTTTAGGTAGTGGATGTATGTACTGGATTTCATACTCAGATATGTTCTTAAAGATACAAGGGAATGGTCTCATTACTGAGCCTTCATTTTCCTTTGAGATAAAGTAAACACCACTTACTATTGGACGTAAGTCTTTATCTGCTGCGTCCCATACCTTCTTAAGTACATTTGTAGTTAGATAGATGTCTGAATCTACCCATAGTATCCAGTCTGTCTTAACATCATCAGCCCATTTATCAAAGGCTATCTGTCTTTGTCTGCCAATCTGATTACCCTGTACTCGCATAGCATTGTTAATATGCATACCTGCTTGTGGTGCTGTAAGTATTACGTAGGCTATGCCTTCGGCAAACTTACCATCAACCATTCCATTGTCACACCAAGCAATGGTTACTGTTTCTTTTGGTCTTATCATTGTGTCCCCTTATTTATTATATTACTTTATTAAATAATTCTGCTACTGCATCTGCAACTACAAAAGTTTTTTCTTCACCTGTAATTGGGTCAATGTTTGTTAAGTCTGAAAGATAGGTGCTTACATAAGCAAGAGCACTTGCTTCATCGGAAAATTCAGCCTCAGCGCTTGAAGTATCTGCACCATCTTTTGATACACCAAGAACAACCATATTAAGCGTGTTATTAGCGTCTTTTGCCAGGTAACCACCATCCTCTACATAATCAGGAACGGTACCATCTGTATTTAATTTGTAACTAATTATTTTCTTTACCATTTGTAATTTCCTTTGCTAGTGATTTTTTATCCAACGGTATAAATCCACGAAGTTCAGCAAAATTCTTTCCACAATCAGCAAACTTATCAGCACAAGCCTCAAGCCACTTTATGGTAAGTTCGTGGGCTGGTTGTTGACCCTTGCTTAGAATATCTTGTTCTAGTTGAAGATAAGCAAAAATTTCTGCTTGAGCAACAGCACCATTAATTCCCATATCAAATAAATAAATTTGATTTCCTTCATCAATAATTCCGCCTCTGGTTCTAGCAGCACAAAGAGCCTGTTTCATTGCAGTCATAATATGATGACGAGATTCATTTAATTCATAGTCTTCTTCGGTGATTTCTTCTTTGCCTAATTTTTCCATAATGGCTTGATACTGAGTTGTAAAGAAACTTAACTTACGAACAGCACCTTTAATAAAGTTTTCTGCATTATTTAATTGACTATTAATTTCAACAATATCTATCCAAAGAAGTTCTTTTTCATAACCATCTTCTATGCTGTCATACTCTAAAGTTTTTTTCTTTAACTCAATTTGTTGACGCTTTAATCCTAAATGGGATTCTTCCAAGGCCATTCTTGTTTTTTCAATAACTGCTAATATATGTTTTAATGAACCCATAGGGGTTAATTCGGTAACATCTAGAGTTACGTTTTTATATTGAGAAGCAGATTTGTAAAAATTTTGAGAGTTTTCTTTAATGGCTGGAAGAGATTTATTTATGTGTTCTAACATACCTTTATACTCAGGAGTTATTGCCAACTCATTACTTACTTCTTGTAAGGCAATTTCCATAAATTGTCTTTCGTTTGTTTTATTTATTTCCATTAAATTCCTCCGTGATTTCCACAAGTACCAGCGGTTTGAACACCTCTTCCTTGAGTTAAATCACCAAAGTCAGTAGCATTTCCCGTAGTTGCTATAGTAACATAATCAATTGTATTATAGTTAGCCCAGTCTGAAGGATTCATACCACCACCCATTACCATCCTAGTTTTATTACTTGTACAACCACCAGCGGTTCTTGCTACTGTTAAATCACCGAAGTCAGTAGAATTACCAGTAGTTGCTATGGTTACATATTCCATAGTATTTTGTGCAACACCACCTGTATTTATTCCACCAGCACTAATAAATCTAGTATCAGATGAAGCACCGCCAACGTAAACCGTTGGTATTGTTAAGTCACCAAAATCAGTAGCATTTCCTAAACTAGCATAAGTAATATATTGAATATTATTGTTATAGGAATTTCCACCATCATGTGCGCCTCCAGCAATAAGACCTCTAGTAGAACTTCCAGCACCACTGCTACCACCAAACGTGGTTTTGTTTAAATCACCAAAATCAGTAGCATTTCCTGTGGTTGCCATTGTTACCTGTTCCATTACGTTAACATCAGCACCTGAATAACCACCAACCCAAATACCATATGTGCCGTTAGACAAAGAATCAAGTAAGCCTCTTGAAACAGTTAAGTCACCAAAACTAGTACCATTACCTGTAGTAGCAAGAGTTATATACTCAATATCATCAGTTGCGCTACCACCAGAAAGAGTTCCTCCAGCATATAATCCTCGTGTTGCTGAACCACAACCATCACCTTGATATCTAGTAGCAATTAAATCACCAAAGTCAGTAGCATTACCAGTAGTTGATACAGTAATATAATCAATAGTGTTTACTCCGCTTGCTGCATTTACAAATGTAGCACCACCCATAAACACTGCTCTATCGCTAGCATCTGCTCCTGCTGCTATACCCCAGCCATATCCTTTAGCCGAACCTATTGATTCTAATATTGGACTCATTAGTGCTCCTTAAGCGAATTTAGTTTGAGTTTCTAATACTGTAAATGTTGCAGATGCAGTCTTAATAATAGTAAATGAATACGCATCAATGGCTGAAGCATTACCAGCAGTAATAGCAGCAGTTACTTTTGGAGTTACTGCGCTTCCATCAATGTTAATAACATTTGGATAATAAGCAGTAGCACCATTAGTATTAAGCCATACTAAAGTAATTGCATCACCAGTTGCCATAGCGGTATTTAAAGAAGTATCACTACTATATCTAAAGTTTAAAGTATGATTTGCTGTTGCATTTGTGGTGTAATACCAAATTGAAGCAGTTGAAACATCAAAGTTAATTGTTCCAGTTGCTGCAGAAGCAACAATATTTACATCTTCTTCAAGACCTTTAATAACAGCATCAGCAAGAGTTCCACCAGTAACTGCAGGGCTTGTTAAAGTTTTATTAGTAAGTGTTTGAGAACCAGTAAGTGTAGCAACTGTGCTATCAATAGCAACAGTAGGAACTGGACCAGTTCCTGAAGTTACAGAAATACCAGTACCTGCTGCTACTTCAGTTAAATCACCTGGACCACCGTTAGGGAAAGAAACTACTCCCGTTGACCCATCAATTGTTATAGATTGAGTACCAACATTTGGGTGTTGGATACCCGCTGTCTTTAATAGACTCATTTATTTCTCCTAATCGATTAACCAAGTGGCGCCACTTGGTATTGTTATTGTAATTCCTGTTCCTATTGTAACAGGACCAACGCTATTTGCATTATACCCAGCCTCAATTTCATAGTTAGATGTTAACGTTTGAAGGCTAAGAGAAAGCAAATCTACGGGTGGGGCAGTCCAGGCAAGTCCTGAGGTAGTTGCTGAACTAACACTAAGAAGATAACCATTGGTAGCAGCAACACTTAGGGCTACAGGGGTTGAGGCTGTGCTTGCTGAAATAATTGTACCTTTAGCGGTAAGAATTGATTTGTCAATAAAGTTGCTTGTATCAGGTGCTACTAATATCCAAGCACTTCCAGTGTAAACCTTTAATGCACTAATTACAGAGTTAAAGTAAAGTGCTCCAGTTAATAATGCGTTTCCATCATTATCTAATGTAGGGTCAGAAGATTTATTTCCTAGGTATCTATCATCAAACTGGTCATAACTAGCAGCAGCAGAAGTTGCTGATGTGGCTGCTGCGGTAGCAGATGCTGCTGCAGATGTAGCACTAGTTGCTGCAGCCGTGGCTGATGCCGCTGCTGATGTTGCCGAAGTAGCAGCAGCACTGGCTGAAGTAGCCGATGATGTAGCACTAGTCTGAGCAGATGTGGCTGAGGTAGTAGCAGCAGTTGCCGATGCTGCGGCACTAGTAGCAGAAGTAGCCGCTGCCGTAGCAGAAGCGGCTGCGCTTGTAGCGGATGTAGCAGCAGCGGTAGCAGAAGCAGCAGCGCTTGTGGCGCTGGTTGCAGCAGCGGTTGCACTTGAGGCAGCAGCAGTTTCTGAAGATTGAGCAGCAGTAACACTGGCTGCCATAGTAGAAGCAAAGGTCTGGGCTGAGGAAGCCGAAGTGGCTGCAGAGGTTGCAGAGGTAGCAGCAGCCGAGGCTGAGGCAGATGCACTGCTGGCGCTAGTAAGGGCACTAGAGGCGCTTGTAGCCGCACTAGAGGCACTCGTAGCAGCACTGGCAGCACTTGTGGCAGCAGCAGCAACCTGAGTATCAGCAAAGGTCTTGTTGACCGCATCAGTTCCATCTACTGGTGTAGCAATATTTGTAATCCTAAAGCCACCAGCATTAAGGGCATCGCCCATAGTCTTGTTTGTTAACGTTTGAGCAGCGTCATTGATAGTAACTGTACCAGAGGTGTTAGGTAAAGTAATAGTTCTATCTGCTGTTGGGTCAACTACCGTAAGAGTTGTTTCAAAAGCATCATCCGTAGCACCTTCAAATACTATGCTAGTTCCAACGCCAGGAGTTCCAGTAATTGTAGGATTAGAAATTGTAGGTGAAGTAAGGGTTTTTAATGTAAGAGTCTGTGCTTTATCTGTACCTACTACATCACCTTCACCTGAAGCGATTCCGTGTAGGTCGTGAGTAGCAGTTCCATCATTGTAAGCAGCCGTTGCTTCAATGTGTAGGTTGGCCTCACGATAGTCACGGCCAATAGCCATATGCCTAACTACTGCACCAGCAGAGTGAGCCTGACCTGTACCACTAACCTCAACACCACGGACTATGGTTAA